ATGTATGATGCTAATGCTTTAAGGATATTTGCTGGAAATAATGAAGATAGATCAAGTTGGGTAAAACCAAAATATCCATTCAATCATGTTTACGAATCTGAATCAGGTCATGTAATTGAAATAGATGATACACCAGGATATGAAAGAATTAATTTGTTTCATAGAAAGGGTGCACGAATAGAAATTAATAATGAAGGTGAAATTCATATAATAGCTGCCCCACATCAAGATATTAATTTACAAGGTGCTAATGTTAATATACGGACTAAAGGATCTGGTGATTTAAATATTGCTACAGATGCAGTTTGTAATATCAGTGCCGCGGCCGAGTGCACTATTAAAGCTGAAGCAGACACAACAATCGTATCTAAAGGAAAGACTAAATTAACGGCCTTTAAAGAACTTGCCATAACAGCTCTCAAAGATGTCGCACTGAAATCAGTTAAGAAAGTTAAAATACAATAATGAGTACACAAGAAGCTGTAATTGAAACAGCTGAAATTCCGTCTTTTCTGGATATGTGTCCAGAAACATTGATGCCAACTCCGGCAGATATGAAGAACATGCTTAAACAACTTGCTGCAATGCCAGCCAAGATAATGGCTATGCTTGAAGTTGAAGCTGAAACTATGGCTCAAAATGAAATAGATGGATTGATGAGTGAAGTAGAACAACTAAGAGAAGTAGTAGAACAACTTTTAGATGTCATAGATGCACCTAATTGGGGAAGTATAGATTGGGCTGATTGTAGAGCTGAAATCGGTTGTGATAAAATCTTTCAAAAATATCCTACATATCTTATAACAGAAATAATAAAAATTATAACTAAGATACTTGACATCAAAGTTGAGATACCTATTCCACCACTTCCTATCAGTATTGATATACTTAAATTTGTTGGTGATAAAGAATATAAAGCTGAGTTAATAGCTACTTTATCAGGTAATGGTGAAGATATTAAAGCTTTACTATCAGAGCTTGATCCTACAGCATTAGGATTAGAAGCTTATGAAGCTAAAATAAATGAGATAAAAAATAATCCAGATTTATCAGCTGAAGAAATTGCAGCTCAAATTGCACTTCTTAATCCCGAAGAAATGGCTACAGAAGCTTACATGGATAAAGTAAATGAATTAAAAGGTGCTATCATAGATCCATTATATGAGTTATTACCACCTGAGTGGCGGTCATTTGGTGGTGAAGAAGGTCTTGAAATTTCAGAATTAAAAGCTGAAGCTGTAATAGCTTTTATAGAATCTAAGATGAGTGGACTTGGAGTAGGAATATTGATGGATGCTTTTTCAAGTCTTATCAGTATCTTTGATAAAATTTGGAAATTATTAGGATTACCAGACTTACCAGTTCCTTTAAGTTTAGATATAGGAGCTATGATTGGTGAAATTGTAGAAGCAGAGTTGGCTAAGTTTACTATAGTGTTAGAAGAATTAGATGCATTAGAATTAAAGGGTGAATTAACAGGAGAAGCTTTAATGAATGCTAAGACAGAAGCATTTGATGAAATGGGTAAACTAATGGCTGAGGGATTGGAAGGACTTGAGATAGCTGGTTTTTCAGTAATGGATATGATAGGTGGACCTATTGATGATCCTGTTGAATGTTTTGCTTTAAAGAAGAAAAGAATATGTGAAGAAATAGGAAGGTTTAAAGATAACTATATGTTATTTTTACTTAGAAAATGGATGGAAGTAGTAACAAAATTCCTTAAAGCTATTGGTCTAGGTAAATTAGTAGAATTAATAGGTTTAGATTTTTGTACTTTCTTAGGAATAATAGGATTTCCAAAGGCGATTGATTTAAGTTTTACAGATAAAATTAAAGAAGTTCCTAGTACTATGGCTTCAGCTCTTCCATCCGGATTTGAATTAACTGCAGAAGAAACAGCTGCTAAGAATGCGGCCGATGCATTACCAATATTTACGGCTGTTGCAAATCAAACTACATTTAGTGGAACTGGTGATGAAGGTGATGCATTAAGTTATACAGTAGGAGCTCCAACAGTATTTAAAACAGGTGTTTCATTAGAAGATTATGTTATAGATGAAACTGATGGAGATAAACTTTTATTAGAAGATGGAGAAGATATTGTATATGAAGTATCCAGTCAATACACAGCAACAAATGGATCATCAATAGTTCTTACAGATGCAGCAGAAGAAGGAGATATCATTTTTATTGTACCACAAGCTGCATAAGAGATTAACAAAATGATATAAATAGTTATATGGCCCAATTTAACAGTAAAAATAAAGCAACAAGAGTAGCACGAAGGTGGTTTACTGATTTTGATATAAATATGAAACTACATCCAAATAGTGGAGATGTTGTTTTGAAATATGATTTACAATCAGTAAGTAGAGCTCTTAAAAACTTAATACAGACAAATCATTATGAAAGACCATTTAAACCTAGTTTAGGACTTAATCTTAGAAGTATGTTGTTTGAATTAAACATAACTCATACTAAAGTTTTAGAAAATGATATAATTAGTTTAATAGAGGATTATGAACCTAGAGCTAATATTACAAGTGTACTAGTAGGTTCACAAGGTTATTCATTAAATGTTCTTTTAATTTATGCTGTTGGGAATGATCCCAGTCCACACCGATTAGACTTAACATTAGAGAGAGTAAGATAATGCCAACAATAAACAGTTCAAATATTAATATAACAGATTTAGACTTTGAAGAAGTAGAAGCAAGTCTAAAAGAATACTTAAAAGGACAAACAGTTTTATCAGACTATGAGTTCGAAGGATCTAATTTATCCTTACTTACAGATTTGTTAGCATACTCTGCTCACACTTCAGCATTCAATGCTAACATGGTAGCATCAGAGATGTTTTTAGACACAGCACAAATCCGAAAGAATGTAGTGTCCCGAGCTAAAGAATTAGGATATACACCTTCTTCACGAACAGCAGCTAAAAGTACTTTTGATTTAACGGTTAATAATCCTATAGTTGGGGGTTCAGTTCCATCTAGTTTAACTATGTTACGAGGCCACGAATTTACAACCGTTTTTGATGGAACATCATATACATTTATATCTTTAGATAATAAAACAATATCACCTTCAGGAACAACATTTATATTTAAAGATTTAGAAATTTATCAAGGTCAATTAACTACTGATGTTTATAGATACAGTGGTCAAATTGCCAATCAAAGATTTCCATTATTAAATGTTGATGTTGATACATCAACAATCAAAATTAATGTAACTTCAAATAATGTAGTAACAAATTGGAGTTTGGCAGGTGATTTAACAGGTATTACATCAACATCAGAAGTATTTTATCTTCAAGAAAATGATGATGGATTATTTGAAGTTTATTTTGGAGATGATATAATTGGGAAACAACCAAAAGATAGTGATTTAATTTCTATTTCTTATTTAATAGCAGATACAGAACATGCTAATGGAGCTTCTATTTTTACAATGTCTACATCACTTAATGGAAATTCTGATGTAACATTTACAAATATAGTAACTGCATCAGGGGGTAAAGATATTGAGACTCCAGACCAAATCAAATTTTCAGCTAGTAAGTTCTATACTTCACAAAACAGATTAGTTACAGTTCAAGATTATAAAGCAAAACTACAAGACTTATATCCAGGTGCTGATTCAATAGCTGTATGGGGTGGTGAAGATCACGACCCAATATCTTATGGTAAAGTTTTTGTATCTATAAAACCTTCTCAATATTCAAACAATTTAACAACAGCTGAAAAAGACACATTAAAAAAATCTTTAAAAGAATTAAGTATTATGACTGTAAGGCCAGATGTAATAGATGCCGCGATATTAGAAATACTTGTTACAAGTAGTTTCAAGTATGATCCGACAAAAACATCTCAAACAAAATCAGCGTTAGAGACATTAGTTAAAGCAGCTATTATATCTTATGATAACAATTACCTTTCTGGATTTGACACATTATTCAGACATTCACAATTAACAGGTAATATAGATAATGTAGAAACATCAATTCTCTCTAATATTACAAAAATAAAATTAAGAAAGAATTTATTAACTACAACAGATGGAACTGCAGCTGCTTATACATTAGATTTTGGTAATGCTTTATACAACCCACATACTGATCATAATAAAGTAGGTGGTGGTATTTTAACGACAACAGGTTTTTATGTTTCTGGTGACGCAACAGAATATTTTTATGATGATGATGGTTCAGGTGCTATAAGAAGATTTTATGTCTCAGGTTCTGAACGCATTTATAAAGATAATACAGCAGGAACAATAATATATTCATCAGGTAAAATAACTTTGAATTCATTAACAACGAGTTCTACATCTAATACTGATGATACAATAGATTTCACAGTTATTCCAGACTCTTATGATGTCATATCAAGTCGGAATCAACTGTTGGATATCACGGCAGCTCAAATCTCTGTAACAGGTACAGCTGATACGGTTGCTAGTGGTGAAACGAGTGCTGGAGTTGGTTATACGACCTCTTCTAGTTACTCCTAAACTATGATCCATGTAGAATGCATGGAGTAGGATTCCCTAGTAATAGGGTTTTAACAATGCTAATTTAGGGAGGAAACTAAAAATGGCAGATAAA